TCGTTTAATGATGCGTAGTCGGTGTTTAGCTTGACGTAGTCCTGTAAGCTACCCCCTGTTTCGTTCATGAATTCAACAACCTTCTGTATATTATCTGGTAGATCTATACCTGCTGATTGCTCAACTATAGCTTGCTCAACCTGTTCTTCAAGTTCTTCAGCTACAGCTTCAACCTGTTCTTCAGTTACCTCCTCTAATATACTCTCGCTTTCTGTGGTATCTAAATTTTCAGTTTCTTCTTGCTCTACAACTTCTTCTACAGCTTCAGGTTCTTCTGGTTTGTTTAAGTCACTTAAATTGACTTTTATAACTCCCTCTTCGTCTTGCGAAATAGGGCCTGTGGGTTTTTCTTCTACTACCTCTTGTTCATTGGTAGTTTGTTCTTGCGCTTCCTCTTGGGTGTCAAGAACTTCTTCTAGGTTTTCTGACATGATAAAATATTATATAATTATACATTACTATTATTACTTAGGATCAAAGGTACCTAAGTCAAATCCACCGCCAATTATGTCGTTTCCGCCGGATTCAAAGTTTTTTGGTGGTGTATTGTTTTTTCTTTGTTCTATTAATTCACTTTGTTGAGATGCCTCCATTTTAGATCTATCGTCTTTTCTGTCTTCTCTTTGAGACTCTCTACTTTTATTATTTTGTGTTTCCATGCCTTTTAGTTGCATGTTGTACTGAAACTCTTGAGCCATTAATTCTTTTTTAGCTTCCACTTCTGCTTGAAGTTTTTGTAGATCCAGTTGGCCTTCTAATTGGACTAGTTCTGCTTTTTGCGCTATTAATGCTTGATTCTTTTGAATCTCAGCTTGAGCAGCTACTTGTTGAGCTTGAGCGTTTGCTTGCGCCTGTGCTTGAATGTTTTGCTGCTGAATCAATTGATCACGCTCTTGTTTCTTACGTCGTTTAACCTTTAGCAATTGATTAGCTAACTTTAGGTTCTGAACGTCTCTTATATCTATAGCATCATCCAAGTCTATTAAACCTGCTGATAAAGCTGTCTGTATGTTGTTCTCTAATATTTGCTTTTGCTCTTCGTCTGGCATAAGTGTTAAGAATATACCAAAATCATACAAATGTAAATTACCCATTTCAGCTAGCGTAGCAACATTATGAGATCCTATCTTTTGTATAAAAGCATCCCTGGCTGGTGAATATTCTATAATATCTGATATTCTAAGCGACAGACACTCCGCTAGATGCGCAGTTATATAAAGTCCTCCTTCTAATATGTGTCTTGTAGCTGTATTACTATTTGCCGCTGCGATTTTTTGTATGCCCACTAAAGATTTAGAATCAGGCATACTACCATCTCTTGCTTCGTTTAACCCAGTGACATCACGTATCATTTGTAAGTAATAATTATAGGTGTTAATTAAAGCTCCTAATTTATTACCACCACTTCCGCTTGTTATTTCTTGAATAGGTACTTTGCCCGGATTCATATCTCCTTCTTGTGTGAAAGATCTACCGATAACAGAACCTGTTTGAAAGAACATATTTAAAGCCTCTTGGGGATTGTAATTTGTTCCATTACCTAAATCAATCTCAGCCAAGCCATCAGCATCTAAATAAACGCCATCAGGAACCATTCTAGATAACACTTGCTGTAATTTTAAATGTGTTAGCTGTATCATATCAGCAAACCCAGTTATTCTACTAACTAAAGATTCTATACGCCCTTTGTACATTCTAGGTGCGTTTATACTGTAATTCAAATATACTTTAGCGCTGTCGCTTTTAGGTCGCATCATATTCTTGGCTAACTCCCATTTAAGTAAATAGTCTGTACCCAATATTAAAACACCTTCATATAATACTTCAATAGACCTTGATAATTTACCAAACTGCTGCTCAAGCACTTCTACTGGTGGATCAAAAGTATCATCTCTTAATAAAACTTTAGATGCTCCTGTAGCTGTTTCTTTTATTTTATAAACCTCGTTCATGTATGTCTTGTAGTTGAAATACAAAACTTGAACTGTATTTGAATCTGATTCGTTATAATTAGAAAGCGATCTGTCATAGAAACCGTTGTTCTGGTATCCTTGTCTTGATATGCTTTTTAAATCTTCACCTGTTAATTCTGGAAATTGCTTTTTTAAGTCATTAATAGCAACGTCTTTAACTTCCCCACAATAATATATATCGTCAAAGTAAGGTGAATCTGTGTGTGACCAAACTAAATTAGCAGGATCTACATAATCTATTACAACTCCTTCGGATTTAGAGAATCTGTTTTTCACAGCACCAATACCTATGGTTGCTAAATCGTAGGTAACTCTTTTCTTTGTTAAATCGTAATGATTGCCCTCTAGTAAAACGTTTATTGCTTGCTCTTCAGCGATCTCTACAGCTTGCTTATAAGTTAACTGCATGTGAACATCCAACTCTTCTTTAGAGTCTGGTAGCATTTCAGGTGGGTTTTCATATAAATTTACACCGAAGTTTTCTTGCGCAAAGTCATTAATCTCTTTAGTTTGTATATCTCTTATTATACTTTCTAAATATTTAGTTCTTTTTGAAACACCATAAGGATCTTGCGTGTGTGCTTTTATATCAAAAGCTCTTTCAGATATTCCGTTAACAACGATGTCTACAAACTTAGGTATTATAGGAACAGGCTTCCAGTCTATATTTAAGTAAGACAAGTCACCGTTAATTGATAGCTCATCTTTGTACTTTTGTATTGGTTGCTCACCTCTAGCATATAACCTCAGCTTATGAAAAGTATTTTGATTACTCTTATATCTATTACTACCAGAATCGGATTTAAACCATTCATCTTGAATAGCTCTACCAACTCTCAATCCATACTCAGGTGACACTTTCTCTGCGTCGCTAGCAACTTGGCTTGGGAAAAAACTATTTATAACTGACTCAGCCATACTTATTTTATTATTTTCGAAATTGCACCGTTGTTTTTGTACCTTGCAATGCTTAAATTTAACTTTTGTTTTTCAACTCGTGGGTTTGGTCTATATAGATGTCTATTGCACGCCATTATAGCTAAACCTGAACTAATAGCGGCATCAAATTTTGTTCTTTTATTTATATCAAATTTCGCCCAATCATTCAGGGTATTATTAAAGTACATTGACCCATATTCTCCATCACTAGTTACACCTACGTGATTTTGAATATAAGTTTCTATAGCAGCTGCGTGAGCTTGCTTTATATCTTCTGACGAGTTTGGTATTCCACCTATTTCTCTTTCTGTTACAGATAACTTATTATAAAGTTTATCAGGCCTATTCATAGAGTATCCTCTATACCCTCGTCTCTTTAAATAATACAATAATCTAGGTTTATTGTTTTCACATAATATAGGCATTCCATAAAATACCAATGCCATTAAAACATCTTCAAAAAACATTTCAGCGGTTTGTGGCCTAGCTACATATTCTAAAAAGAAAGTGTTAGGAGGTGCATCCTCCATACTAAAAGTAGTTAAACCGTGCAAAGCACCCTTCGATCCTCTCCCATCTGTTGTTCCTGATATATCATAGCTATCACAACCAAACGCCCCAATGTGATCATTGCCGGGGTGTCTTACCCCATTTTTAATCACTTGTTTATTTTGTAAAGCAATCTTAGGAACCCAAGAAACTTTAAATCTACCGTTTGGATTTGGTGAAAACATAACTTTGCTATCTTTAACACCATGCTCCCAGTTAAAACTACCCGTAGTAACTACTGCTGAGCTTTTTAAATCTTCGTTATAATCTATTTGTTCGTATATTTTTACTAAATTGAATATACTATTTTTTGTTTCGTCTCTAAATGCGTGTTCTTCTGTTCTAGGAAATTGTCTGTAGAACTCATTTAAAGCATCCTGGTCGCCTTTTAAACCTTCCGCTTCATTATCCCAATGTTCGATGACACCGACCTCGATAGACTCTCCGTGTGGTCCAACGCAATCTTCTGATGGATCTTCGAATACAGGCATTCCATAAGAATCAATGAATCCTTCGTAATTCCATTCCATAGGAACGAACAGAGAATATAATCCTGACTTAGTCTGTCCATTGCGGTTTCGTTTTGTAACGTCTGAGTCATTATATAGTTTTTTGAAGTTCTCTCCTCCTTTATCTAAAGCGTTTGATGTACTTCCCATCATACACTTACCGATAATTCTAGCCCCTAGTCTTAATGTTGTTTTCGTGACCCTCCAGTTGTTGAGGATGTTGTCCGGCCTTTCCCATTTACCCGATTCATCGTGGACGAGGAGTTTAAGTTTCTCCCCATCGTAGGAGTTGTCACCCGTGTTCTTCCAGTCGATTGTGGTATCAAGACCCTCGAGGAGCTCCTGATCTTTCTTATTCTGTAAGGATTTTCTAGTGAGTCTACTGGCTGGGATTCTATAGGCAAGTTCGGTCTTGGGCCTGTCCATACCGTCCTGGATCGGTTTGAAAAAGAAGGGGTAGTTAACGGATATTGGTACAACCTTATCAGTGAACATTTTCTTAGCATCGGCTCCAGACTTAGACAAGATACCGTACCGTGCATCCGACGTAATTGTTGCCATATTAACGGTCTCTGCTGAAGACATAAATGAAAATCCGGAACGACGGTTCTTAAGGTAACACATTCCGTAACATCGTGAGTCTGCCTTGCAAGCCTCCCAGAATAAAAAGAATAGTCTGTTTGCTTCCCTAAAGTCTGGTTTCCCAACGTCAATCTTGCTCCACTGCAAGTACATAAAGTGAGTGCCAGTAATGTAAGTAGCCATGCTCTTATTATTGAACCAATGGCCTTCTTCTCTGCGCTTGAATTGTTCATCTATATATGGTTCCCATTTTTCTTTGAAGTCTTCAGGATAATCTCGCCAATCAAAAACACTTTGTATTTGTTTTAGCTCTTTCGGGTATTCATCTGCTACCCACTTATCACTAGACTTATTAATTTTGACTGGTTCTTTTGGCAATGCAATTTTTAAATTCTGTATATTGTATATTTCACCAATTTGCCCAGTCTTACTTATAACAACAACATCGTGTTCCTTGTTGTATCCATACCTCCATTTTTTGCTTTTATTTAACCTTGATATTGTGGTTTGCTTTATGGGAGTTATTACGCTATATAAAGTCTGCTCGTACATTACTTGCTTCTTTTTTCTGCGAACCCTGAAAAAGTTTTCTTCTTTTCTTCCTCTTTAGGTTTGTTTTCTAATATAGCTTCTTCTTCTTGTATTCTTGATAATATTTCGAACGCGTCGAATATAGCCAGCTTTTTAGTGGCTGCCGCATTCTTAAGCCTATCAGCTGATATGTCATCGTCGGAATCTACAATAGGTTCCTTAGCTACTTTTATTAGCTCTTCAACCGCCCGCTGCCCAGCTAGGATTATACTCTTCTTCGTTTCCTTGATATTCATATTTAATTGTAATTTGATTGGTAGGAACTCGATACATTTTTTGTTTTTCAATTAAAAACTCATATTCTGTTCCTGGACTAAAACCCACTAAGTCACCAACGGTCATAACTTTTAAGCTAGTGTCTTTGTATTTTAGTATGCCTATTAACGGCTTCTCAAAGTCGGTAGAGAACATCTTGTCCTCTTTTATAGGCGCTACAAAGTTAAATCCTTTCATAGGCTCCCATTCTTTTTTCGCTTTACG